GACTTGCGACCGTGCGCGCCAGCATAGAGCCGACCGACGAACAGCCAGCCGCATCATTGGCGGCAGCCCGCTCGCCGCCGTAGAGGTCGAAGCGCAGCACCGGGTTGACGACGCGGCCGAGAGCCGGCGATCCCGCCTGCAAGGTGTAGGCGCCACCGCCGGAGCCGGCTGTCGGGCCGCTGGTAGTGCCCTTGTAGTCGTGGAACAGCGGATCATTGCGAACCGTCGCGCTCGTCCCGATGCTGGCGTTAAGGCCGGGGTAGGCTTGCTGGAACGAGCCGTGGCTCGCGCCCAGACCGCCCCCGCCGCTGTTCTGGTCAACCCACTGCGAAACCTCACCCTCGCAGCCGACACCATACATATAGGCCCAGGCGTTTACCCGGATGCTGCTGGCTGGCGTGAACAGATCATGCTTGGTGTTGATCTGGCCATGGATGTTGCCCTTGAAAGCGCAGAGCTTGTGCGTGCGGGCTGTAGCGTCAGTATCAGCATAGAGCAGGTTGCAACGCCCGGCCGCGACGAAGCCGGTCAGCGTGTTGTGGGCACAAACCAGATGCGTGACATTGCCGACGTTGCCGTCGCCAGAGAAGCGGAACGCCGCAGCCGTCGTCGAAGTCGAGGTCCACTCAACGAGGTTTTGCAAGACGGCGGCGCCATCGACGTTTCCGAGACCGCCAAACACCACCGCGCCAGTCGCTTGCTGCCGGAAACGGTTGAAAGCCACAAACGGTGTCTCGTGCGCCGCAATGCCGGGGTTGTGCGTGCAGTTGGTCAGCGCGTTGCCGAGCGAGCAGAACGGGTCGAGGGTTGCGGCGCTGTCGAGGTCGACGCCGCGCACGAGCCGCACCTCATAGACTGCAACGCCCGACAGGAGCAGCACCGTGCCGGTGGTGACAGTCGTTCCGAGCAGCCGAAGGATGGTGGGGTTGCCAGCCGAGCCGCCAGACAACAACGCGGCATTGCCGCCCGCGCTGTTGGTGTAGGTGCATCCCTCCAGCGTGACGACGCCGTTGGTCCCGACGTTGATCTGTGCAACCGCGGTCCGCACGAAGGTTATGCCGATGAATCGGGTGTAGGCGGTGCGGGGAGCCCATGTGGCAGCAAGATTGAGCGTAACAGCGCCCGGCGCGGCTGCCGGATCCGCGCGCACCACCAGCTCGGAAATCGTCGTGTAGGTGTTCGCCGTGCCAGAGCCGAGTGAGTGCGTGCCCGCCATGTAGCGGACCTCGCACCCATCGGCGACACCGCCCGTGATGCTGGTAGCCGCCAACAGCGCCAGAAGCGCGCTGTTCCAGGTCAGGAACGGGTTGGCGCTCGCCACCGCCGGATCTGTCGAGACCTTCTGGACGCCGCCGCTCGTGGCGCCGGACGAAAGCACGGTCGCGTCAACACCGGAGGTCGAGATGTAGACCATTGGCGGCGCCGCGGCTTTGGCCACGGACTTGCGATAGATCTGCGGCGCAAAGGCGCGCGCGCCCACCGCGCTGTCCGACGCGCGCAGCACTGAGGCCGCGCCACCGATCCAGGGAATTACCTCCGGGCTAACGGTTATTTGCCCTTCGGTGAGCGACGTGATGTCTAGCGTCGTCGCATAGCCGATGACCGGGTTGCGATCGCCAGGGTGAGCGAGGATCGAGGATTGTGAGACGACGGCGGAGACGGTGTTCGTCCCGTCCGTTGCTGAAATGCGGACGCACGCGATCATCTCGCGGTTTCGGGCGTTGCGGTGCGCGGCGACGTACTCAACGCGCAGGAAATTGCCGACAGTGGCGCGGTCGGGCAAGGCCCATCGAGCGATCGGCTTGGGGCTGGTCTCGGCCGAATTGTTGGTCTCGCCAACCGAGTCGGTCGAATAGATGTAATCCGACAGCGCGACGCGAGAGGCTTCCAGGCTGGCCTGGTTGGGATACGCCTGCCGAACCCGCTGCGTCAGGATCAGCGTCTCGGCGTAGGTCGTAGCTGCCCCCGTCGCATCAAAGCCCTGCCGGTTCGCGGCGACAATGCGCGGCGCCCCCACCGGGTCCATGGTCGGCGGGTTGTTGGCCGTAACACTCCAGCCATCGGCGTTGATCGCCGTCACGATGGCGTCCGTCACCGGCCCAGGCGCAGACCCACCACCCGTGCCAAAGGTGAACGGCCCCCCCGCCAGAAGCTGGCCGTCCCGGAAGCTGCGCGCTCGCGGAAACATCAGGTCAGGTTCGCGGCCGCGACGCGGATCGAATGCGTCGGCTCGAGGTCGATCAGGACGCTCTTCCCAGAGGAGAGAAAGCCCCGCGGCTCCGCGCCCGCATTGGGGGCCGCCCCGAAGGAGACCCAGATCTGCCCGCCCTCAGCATGGAGGAGGAAGCGTCGGGTGACGGCGGGATCGGCCGGGACCAGCTCGGCGCTGCCGGCGACATTGGACTGGGTGAACCCGGTGCCGAAGGCCTTCACGGCCGGCATGGTGTCGCCCTTGTCGTCGATGGCGCTGTTGAGAGTCACGAGGTCGGCGCGGGCTGTGGTCATGACTGGCTCCTCAGGCGGCCGCGAAGGCGGCGTCGATCGCCGCCGTGGTGGTGATCTCGCCGGCGTCGATGCCGGCCTTGACCGTCGCGAAGGTCGCGAAGGTTGCGTTCACATGCGCCTCGACGGCGTTGCTGATCGCGATCATGGCTGCGGCATTGAGGGGATAGGTCTGGCCGTCTGCTCCGTGCCAGACGGTCGTCCAATCAGGAGAGGCTTGGGCGGCGACCCTCGCCCCGATGACCATCACCTTACTGCGATCGTCGGTCGCTACGGGCACGCCATCGACGCTGATGCCGCCGACCTCGACGCGCCAACGCTTGTCGGCGGCATAAGCGACGAGATCGCGCTGACGCAGCCGAGGCAGATCCTCCAAGATCGCATCGACTGCCGCCACCGACTCTTGGGACATCGTGACGATGAGACCCTCGTCGCGATCTTCGGCGCGAAAGGCTCCAGCCCGCACGATCTCCAGGGGCAGCGCCGTGACGACTGCATTCCATGTCGCGGCATCTTCGATCGTTCGCTTTGCGCGTTCCATGATCATGCTCCGATCTTGAAGCCGGCGAAGATGGACGAGCCGCCGGTAATGGTGAGATTGCGGGCGGTATCTGTGGCCGTCGTCAGGCGGACCACGTCTCCGGCGACGAACTTGTAGATGGCCGTCGCTTGGGGCCGGGCGCGGACGGACGTTGTGCCCGGCGCGTTGCCGGCGCTGATCTCCGAGCCATTTCGCTCGATGATCACGTTCGAGTACATAACCCCCGAAGCGGGGAAGTCGTAGAACAACTTCCCGACCAGCACCCACCAGCCGGCATCCTTGGGACCAATGGTGACCTGGTTCGCCGCGAGGGTTGAGTCCAGCGTGTCGTTGTTGATCGGAGTGAACCAGTTCACGACGGTCTGCGTGCTGGCGGCGATGGATTGTCCCGAACTCGGGGTCATGATGAAGGCGGCCGGGGCTTTCTGAGCAGCCGGCACGGGGCGGTTGATGATCTGGAAGAAGGCCCCGTTGTAGGCGACTTCGAAGATCGTGTTGGCCGGGAGTTCATTTGCCAGCAGCTCGAGGTTGTCGGCGCCGCGCACAGCCGTGGCGGCAAGGCCGTTGACCGAGAGTGTCACGGCGGCCGAGTTCGCCGAAGCGCCTGTCAAAATCCTTAATGGCACACCAAGGAGTTCGGCGAGAGCGGCCGGCGCGGGATCGAGCGCGATGGTGATGGCGTCGGCCGTGCCGGCTGCGCCACGATAATTGTAAGCCTGCGAGCGGATTCCTTGCAGGATCTGGAGGAGATTGACCCCGCTGGGAGCCTGTCCGCTCTTCTCGATGAGCGCGATCAGCTCTTCCTGCACTTCATTGTGCCAGGTCGCGGCGAGCTCCGTGCCTGGAATGCCGGCAACCGTGTCCTTGCCCCTGAAACCACGCCGGCCGCCGCCGAGGTCGATGGTGTTGACACCGATGATGCGGTCCATGGCGAGCCCTTCAAATGTAGCGGAAGGCGACGTCGGTATGGGCGGGTTTCGCCCTCCTGATGTCGCATTCGACGTCGGACAGGATGATGTCGAGCAGCAGGTCACCCGCCTGGGATTGGTCGACCTTGGCGACCGTCTCCCCGAGAAGGGCGAGTTCGACGGTCCAGCAGAACTGCTCGGGGCTCTCAATCAGCTCGTCGCCGGCCACCGCCGCATCGGCCTGGCTCGTGCGGTTCTCGACAATGGTGATCGTGACGCCGCGTTTGGCGGCGAGCGCCACGAAATACGGGACCGAAGCCCCGCCGCGGGCCGTCCAGCGTTGGTGGGCGAGCTGGCGGCGCTGTTCCAGCGACATCGTCGAGGGGTCGCGGCCGCAGGGGTCGGGCCCCAGCACGCGCTCGAAGTCCGGCAGCAGCAGCGTCGCCGTGCGCGGGTCGATCTCGTCCATCATCGCCTCGGCCAGTGCCTCAATGCCGGCGAGGCCCCGCGCGAGCGGCTTGAACAGGGTTTCAAACGTGCTGTCGGGCGCGGTCTGGGCCAGATGTGGCCAGACCCAGCCCTGAGGGGCGAGCGCCAGCAGATCGGCCTGCGCCTGGGCGGGGCCGCGGCTCACGACCAGGCCTCCCAGGTCACGGCGCCGCGGATCGGCAGCTCGCGCGGCTCGGGCGCGATGGCCGCTGCCGGCTCCTCGATTCGGTGGGCATACTCGCCGTTTGCTGCCGAAATCGCTTCCGAGATCCGCGAGAGCGGCATCCCGGTGCCGATCCGGGCTTCCCGCGCGAAATGGTCGTCGAGCGCGGCCTGGGCGGCGGCGCGATTGGCCAGCGTGTCGGGCGTGATCGCCAGCGTGAAGGGCACGACCAACGGCAGATAGGAAACGACATGGACCTCGGCCGTCACCGGCCGCAGGCCTTCGAGATGGGCGGCGATCGCCGCAATCTCGGCGGGGGACGGCTCCTCGGGCGCGAGCGCCGTGCCCATGGCGACGACGACGCCGACCGAGCCGGCGCCGGTCCAACCGCCGATCGCCTTGACCTTGGAGGCCGCGAAGGCCGAGCGCACCCAGTTCGGGTAGTCGAACTCCGCGCCGCCATGGCCGGGTTCGCGGATGACGGCGAGCAGGCGCTCCAGGAGCGACACGTCATCCTCCTCCGCCGTGCCACCGCTCAGCCCGTCGGCATCGAGCGTCGCGGCCTGGGGATCGAGCCCGGCGAGCGCGGTGACGATCGGCAGGGTCGCCCCGCCGGCGGTGTTGGCGGCGGTGCCTCCCTCGGTCGCGATCAGCGCGAGCGTGGCCTCACCGGCGCCGTCCAGGACGCCGGCCTCGGACGTCTCGACTAGGCCGCCGCCCGGCGTGCGCAGCTGCAGGCCGGTCGGGACCGCGAGGCCGGGCGTGCCGGTGAAGGCGGCATAGCCCACGGCCCTGGTCGCCTCGCGCTGATAGACGCCCCAGATCGAGGCATGACGGATCAGATGCTCCGCTTCAGCCGTGTCGGGCATGTACTGGTCGCCCCACCATCTGAGGTGCAGATGGGTGCCATAGAGTCCGAGGGCGTCGGTGCGGACATGGGCGGCCACCAGGCCCTTTTCGGAGCGCACGGCCCGGTCGATCGCCACCGGCGAAACCTCGGGCCGCAGAGCCTTCAGCGCGGCCGCCATCTCGGCCGCCTGGCTCTCGGCCAGTTCGTCGGGCGTGGGCAGCGGAAACGGCATCAGAGCACCTGCAGGCGGCGCTCGACCGCCGTGCCGTCGACGACGCAGCGCAGCGCCAGCGTCCCGCGGCGGATCCACTCGGCCTCGACCTGGGCCGGCTCCGTCAGCTCCTCCTCCGCCCAGGCCAGCGCCTCCTCGGCCCAGAGGATGCAAAAGCGCCGCGTCGTCTCGGTCTGCTTGGCGCGGTCGAGCAGCCAGATCCGGCAGCCGATGCGGCGCCCGCGCGGGTCGAGCGCATCGCCGACCCAGCCGCGGCGCGCGACGAAGGAGGTCGAGGCATTGAGCGCGTCGATCCCTGAGGGCAATTCGTCATCAGGCTCGGCGCGGCGATCGGTGCCGAGCGAGATCAGCATCGGCGTCGCCGGGGTCTCGTCGAGCAGGAGGTCGCCATCCTCGCCCAGCGCCAGATCGGCGCGGCGGGTCGCAGGGTCGAAGACCAGGGCGGCGTCGAGGAATGACATGGCGCCAAACTGACGCGCGCGCGCTAGCCCAGACAGGCCCCGAGTTCGGTGCCTCGGCGTCAGATGGCGGGTTCGGGATCGGGGCCGACGACGGGCGCGACCGAGCAGAAGACGCCGTCGTCCTTGACCACGACCCAGTGCGCGCCCTTGCGCAGCTTGACGTAATCGGGCCGGACGACGTGCCGGGAATCGTCGATCTTCGCGACGATGCGGTCCTCCTCGACCGTGACCGTCGCCTCCTTCACCTTCACAACCACCTTGCGCCTGGTGAGGATCTCGATCGTCCCGTCGGCCTTGATGTGGACGCGGTCGGCCTTGGCGTTGTGCATGGCGCTCTCGCCCTCGGCGAGGTTGCCCAGGCGCGAGCCTGGCGCCGCCACCGGCAGGCCCGCCAAATCTCCCTGGTCGCCGCCGATCGCGAAGACGAGCATCAGCCCGCCGCCCGGCGCTCGCGAGGCGAAGCCGAAGGGCTGGGCGATCTCGACATCGGTGCGGTCGACATGGCGATGGGTGGTGACGCTCGCGGTCTGGGTCTCGCCGCCGTCATTGGTCGAGCGTACGACGGCCCGGCTGACGATGCCGCGGAAGGCGTGGACGATCTCTTTCAGGTCCATTGAAGATCCTGCAGGTCCATCACAGCGGCCTGGCCGTGCCGTCGAGCTTGCCGCCCTTGCCCGTGCTGGCCTTGCCCTGGCTCTTGCCGGAGCCCTTGGTCGCGCGGCGGTCGTTCTCGGGCAGGAGGTCGTAAGCCTCCGGCCCGGTCATGCGCAACGAGGTCTGCTCGCCGCGCTCGCCATAGGTGAGCCGGACGCCGGCGAGCAGCATGTCGCGGTCGATATTGGCGTAGGTATCGGTCACGCGGGCGAGCGTGTTGGGCTTCCACAGGCCCCCGATGGCCTTGTAGCCGCGATAGACATAG